TCTTCTTTTTGTTTTCCGGAACCTTTCGAGTTTCACAGCCATTGGTACTTCATCTACGAACTCATCAACAACTTTTTCAGTGAGTTCAATTGGCGAGTCGTCTGTTACTCTCAAAATACGTTCCCTCAAACCTTTTCTTACATTATTTTTATGTACTACACAAATTGAAACGAACTCCAAAGATAAAGGACAGTATCCTTCTTCCATAGCCACTCCTTTGATATTCACTAACACTTGCCACGGGTGCTTCTCAGCATCCTCGGATGTTATTGAATAATTAGGGATTAGCTTAAAAGAAAAATTCTTTTTGCAAGCAGGGGCGTGATACGCACCCAGCGTTGCTTCCTTACTCCTTTTCATTCTCTTATCTACAATACAAACACTGACACCACCACGACAGTTATCCGGGAGATTCCACTCCCCAGACACTACCAAACCAGCTAAGCACACATACCCATTCTTAACTAACTTAACACCTTTAAGTAAATCTACATCAGAAAGACTATCATTCTTAACAGCCATAATCTTGTCCACAGTTGATATTCTAACACTCTTGACCTTAGTCATGAATGCCGGAAGTATCTCATCCTGTTTCGAAAGATCAATGAACTCGCTAATTTTGACAGTATCTCTGAGACTAACAGCCATTTAAAAACAAAGTTCTAAATAAAAATTTATCACACAAAAATTTGTTAACACAATTAAAAGCAAACGAACCATCAATCGCGGTTTTATGAACCTCCTTGATAGCTGCGTTCAGCTGCGGAAAGTAAGCACAGTTTCCGAGCGAACAAGCAACATCACACAAAGACACCCTTAACTCTTCTAAGTGGTCATAATCCTTGATATGTTTTGCCCCAAGTTTGGAGATCAACTTCAAAGGATCATAATACACTATTGCTCCCTTATCATGGTGTATGATGTATCTACCACAAAAGTAACCGTACCTCTTTCTATACAGTTTGGCCTCAAAGTTCCACATGAGATTAGCACATGACTGAATGTCAGGGAAATCCAAACCCTTCGGAAAATACAAAACGGAATCGTCTCCGCAAAAAGCACCTTTTATGACCTTTTCCATCGGTAACATTGAACCCAAGCAAGCTGCTATTATAACAGTATTGCCGATGAAAGTAGTCACATCACCGCTTTTCCTTTGATA